CACTACTGCGCTATGAGTGGCGCTTCTGGGCCAGACCGAGCCAGATCGCGCCGCCTGGGGACTGGGGCGTATGGCTGTTGATGACTGGTCGTGGGTTTGGAAAGACTCGTGCCGGTGCACAGTGGGTTATCGAGCAGGCTCGTATACCTGGACAACGTATCGCCATCATCGGTCGCATCCCTGCCGACTGCCGAGACGTGATGGTAGGGGGCGAGTCAGGCATCCTGGCGACCTCTCCACCGGACTTCATGCCGGAGTACATACCAAGTCAGAGATCGTTGAAATGGCCGAACGGTAGCAGCGCACGTCTATTCTCTAGTGAGAAGCCTGAAGACCTACGTGGACCGAATTTTCATTGTGCATGGATTGATGAGCTAGCAAAATACAATCACGCGCAGGAAACCTGGGACACGTTGGTCATGGCTGTTCGCTTGCCAGACAACCCTCGCATTGTAGTGACGACCACGCCGCGTCCCATTTCCATCATCAAGCAACTGGTTGACGATCCGCACTGTCACGTCACGCACGGATCAATTCACGACAACCGCAGCAACCTGTCTAGCAAGTTCTTTGAGCGTCTCATCAAACGTTACGAGGGCACGTATCTCGGTCAACAGGAGCTTGAAGGGTTGCTGATTAGCGACCGTCCCGGTGCGCTGTGGTCGCGGTCGGTGCTTAATAAGCATCGAGTAGATGTCGCACCAGAAGAACTGGTGCGCGTCGTCGTGGCTATTGACCCACCGGCCACATCGTCAGAGGACAGTTCTGAGGCTGGCATCGTCGTTGTTGGGTCGACGGCTGATGGATGCGCGTATGTCATAGCAGATGGGAGCTTGCATGGCACGCCAGATGAATGGGGTCGCCAAGCAGTAAGACTCTACGATCAGTTCAAGGCCGATCAGATTGTCGGTGAGGTCAACAACGGTGGAGACATGGTTGGGTTCACAGTAAAGGAATGCGCCAAGGCATTGCACAGAGAGGGAGAACGGGAGATCAATGTCGTTCCGTATGTGCCAGTGCGAGCCAGTCGTGGCAAGCTCACTCGTGCTGAGCCTATCGCGGCGCTTTATTCACAAGGTCGAGTGAAGCACGTTGGTCTATATCCAGATATGGAGGATCAGTTGACATCGTGGGTTCCAGGCGACCAGTCACCTGACAGACTTGATGCGCTTGTTTGGGGACTGACAGCGCTTGTCCTATACGGGTCGAACGATATCGATGCTTGGGGCGGTGAAGGAAAGGACAGCTACTCAAGCCAGCACGTCAACGAAGTCGCCAAGCACGACGGAGCATGGTTTCCTCCAAGTCAGTCAAGATGGTGAGAAACAAGACAAGTCTTCGGAACATTTCCGTGAGCCGACCTATGACGAACTACACAGACGACTCGTCAAGCCCAGAAAGTCGTCATCACAAAAAGACCGCATTGGAGCATATGAGTACGAGGGACGGAGCCAAGGCAGAGTTTGACGGGAAGCCGGTGTGGGTGAATCCATTTACGAGCAACCAAGGACGACGCTGGACGCGGGACTGGATGTTGTCGCACGCAGTGCATTGCCGACGCGGATGTGCACGCTGTCGTGACGTGCGGCGCGGTATGCGTCGTCAGACCGATAAGAACGCGCTGTAGACGACGATCATGTTGAATCTAACGCTTCTCATCAACTGCTCGGCTGCGGTCGCGCTGGCGGCGTCTGTGGTCGTTGTCAGAGACTCAGCACTGGCGGCAATTGCGCTGGCTTATGCGTCTGGATTGCTCACGTCATGGGCAAGTCGGTATCAGTTGGGTGTCGCTGCTGAAACACAGTCATCGACGAGTGGACAGTCTGCACCGCACGTGCCATAGTCTGAACTATGCAGACCTCTCCTTCGATTGCGTCTCGCCTGTCAATTGCAGCCAAGGCGTTCGCCGGCATCTTCAATGAAGACTCTGCGCGACAAGCGCATGGGATGCTGGGCGGCATATTCTCTGGGGCATCAGGCGACCCGCCGTATAGGGGCACTGCGAACATACTTGCAGCTTACTCAACGATGCCGTGGTTGCGGGCGGTTGCGCAGCGTGTCGCCACGTCTGTGGCTGCGTCAACGACACAGTGGAAACTCTACGCTCCTGCGTCTGGCAAGCGCCGTGACGTGCGAACGGTGCAGCGTTCAGCAGACTCAAAAGCTCGGCGGTCGTTGCTCCACAAGTCGAGTGAGATTGTCGAGGTCGAAGACCATATTCTTCTCGACGCACTGAACAGCGCGAACAGCTACATGGTGGGTCAGTCGCTATTCAAACTGACACAGCTTCATCTCGACCTCGTCGGTGAGTCTTTTTGGATCAAGGAACGCAATGCGTTCGGTGCACCTATCGAATTCTGGCCCGTGCCGCCCGACTGGGTGCAAGCAACGCCAACACCATCTGAGCCGTCATACCAAGTGAGCTGCGGCGGCTGGCAAGGCAAGATACCGGAGTCTGAAGTCTTATGGATGGCTGACCTTGACCCATCCAACCCGTATGGACGCGGTAGTGGTATGGCGCGAGCGTTGTCTGATGAGTTGGAGACGGACGAGTATGCCGCGAAGCATACGCGACAACTGTTCTTCAATCGTGCACGGCCTGACATGATCATCTGGCCGAAGCAGCAAGGTGCCCATGACATCGGGTTGCAGCAAGACCAAGTGAGGCGACTGGAAGAGCGATGGCTTGATGGTCATCAGGGATTCTGGAAAGCGTTCAAACCGTTCTTCGTCGGGCGAGAGATTGCGGTGCACGAGGTCAACCAGTCACTGCAAGAACTGCAACTTGTCGAGCTACGGAAGCACGAACGAGACACCATCGTGCAGGTATTTGGTATTCCTCCAGAGCTTCTCGGTATCTTGAACAATAGCAACCGCGCCACGATTGAATCTGCTGACTATCTGTTCAGCCGTTGGGTCATCACGCCACGACTTGAGTTCTTGAGGTCGCAGCTACAGGAACGTCTCATCCCTGAATACGATGACCGTCTGGTCTTGGACTTCGTATCGCCGGTCGAGGAAGACCGAGCGCATATGCTTGAAGCAGCGAAGGCGGCACCGTGGGCGATGAAAGTCGACGAATGGCGCACGCTGCAAGGACAAGAAACGCTAGCAGATGAAGCGGGTCAGGTTCATATGATGCCGATGGACTTGACGCCTGTTCGAACACCAAGCACGCCACCAGCGCCCGTGCCCGGGACCGTCGCTGGCGAGACGCCACCTCAAGGTGATGTCATTGTTGATAGCTGGGACGATCATCTTGCCGTGCTGAAAGAAGCGGGAGAGGACGACATTGTAGCGACCGTCCATAAGGAGCTTGCCGACGAGTTATCTGACCTCCCACTTGTCTGGCAAGAACTTGCGAAACATGAACCGACTGTTCAGCGTTTGACGCGCCGACACCTGCTGGAACTCAGCGACCGCGTTGATGCCGATCAGCTTGCGAACGTCACAAACGGCGTGCAAGTGGAACGGTTAATACACCTGGATGAATGGCTAGAAGAGATGGACGCGCTGATGCAGCCGCACTGGAAACGTGCGTGGTGGATTGGCGCTGAACATGCGGCAAATGAGCTTGGATTCGATATCGAGCGTTCGGCTACCGGCCACACGAAGCAAGACGAGACACCTACTTCTCAGATAGTGCCGACCTCTGAAGCCTCGGCAGCATTCCAGTTCAACGTGCTGGACTCTGAGGCTGTGAACTGGGCGGGGATTCATGGTTCTCAGTATATTCAACAGATAGGCGAGGCAACCAAAGAGGCCATACGCCTTTCTGTCGCTGAAGCTATGAAGCTTGGACTCAGCACGGAAGCCGAAGTCCGCGAACTGTTGAAGCTACAGATCGGTCTTACGAAACAGCAGCAAACCTCGGTTTTGAATTATCGTCAACGGTTGGTAGAGAACTTCCCACACTTGTCTGCCAAGCAGCGTCTCGGTCGGCTGACTCGTTTCAGGAACGCCAAGGTGCGTCTCAGGGCCATGACTATCGCTCGCACAGAGATGGCGTTTGCGAGTTCTGGCGGTCAGGAAGAAGTCTGGCGAGAGGGCGGCAAGCAGCAAGTCATCAACCTGTCGACGATGAGCAGGAAATGGATTGCCACGCCTTATGGACGCACGTGCAACATATGCAAAGCGTTGGCAAAGATGGCTCCGATCCCATTTTCCAAGTCGTTTGCGTATGGCAAGTTCATCGGTCAGAACGCACCAGCCCATCCAAACTGTCGGTGTGACGTTGCTCTAGTCCGCACAAAGAAGTCGTAAGTCTGACCTACGCATAGAGGGGGAACATTATGGGATGGATCACGCTAGGCATGAAGCTGCTTCCGTACATCGTGGAGGCTGTCGGGTGGGTTGAAAAGTTCATCACGGCCAAGGGGCAACGAAAGCAAGACGCAGCGGTCTACATGGTAAAGGCCACGCTGGGCCTCGTAGAGTCTGGCGTCGGTCGTGACCTGCTTGACGATGACGATGTCGAGAAAGCCACGCGAGAAGTCATTGACGCCGTGGTCGCCTTGCAGAACATCGTGGCAAAGAAGCAAGCGCAGTGAGCAACCCTGTCCGTCCGTTCACAATCAGCCCGCACAACGCAGTCAGCACCATCGTAGATGGTCGCGTCGTTGTCACTCCGCAACGTCGCAAGGTCGCCATTACAGGCGCTGGAAAGTCCATACGACAAATACCGTGGACTGATGAGTCGTGGGAAATCTGGGGCATCAACAACTTCTGGAACGCAATGCGAGACGATGACGGTCGGCTGCGTGCGGACCGTTGGTTTGAATTGCACCCACCAACCACAGACATACAAGACCCTCACGATATGAACTGGCTGCGGGAGTGCCCAGTGCCTATCTATACGACAGAACCGTTCACCGATAATCCGAACGCTGTGGTGTTCCCTGTCGACGATCTCGCAGCGCAGTTTCGTGACTACTTTTCGTGCACGTTTGCGTATCAGATCGCATTCGCCATTGCCGAAGGGTTCACCGAGATTGCGGTGCATGGGCTTGAGTTGGCATACGGCACGCAACGCGAAGCGACCGTCGAGAGGGCGTGCGTTGACTGGTGGCTGGGCTTCGCTGAAGGTCGCGGTGTAAAGGTTACGATCCCCGATGGCGACCACGTCGTGAGACACTGGTCGCGCTATGGGTTTGACTACTGGCGTGAGGCCAAAATGGTTGAGCAATATGTCGGCTCATTGATCGGCAGAAAGGTCGCTGAATAGTCAGTGGACATTCTGGACTTAACGTGTCATGGTGGCTGTGGGTCGGTGTGGTGGTGAATGCCGGGACAGCGTGGCCGCCTCCTGTTACGTTGTCCCGGCTTCCCAATAGATAACGCTATGACTGAACCAGACTTCGTGAAGACGCTATCCAACCTTGACGCTTGGAGACAGCAAGCGGCAGAAGGCACCGCCCCGCAAGACGCCGTACTGCGGAAGCAGTTCATCAGCGACGTTGAAGTGCAAGATGATCGGTCGGTGAAGTTCATCATCACGACCGGTGACGCTGACCGTGAGAATGATGTAATCAATCCAGACGGGTGGGAGGTTGCCAGCTATCTCCAGAACCCCGTAGTCTTGTTTGCGCACGACTACGACTCATTGCCAGTAGCACGCACGACCAGCCTTGAGCAGCAAGGTGACAAACTTATCGCGGTTGCTGAGTTCGCCACTGCTGAGTTGAATCCTATGGCTGAGCGTGTCTTCCAGATGCTGAAGCAAGGATTCTTGCGTGGCGCATCGGTTGGCTTTAGACCGATGTCGTTCGCGTTCAATGACGCACGCGGCGGCGTGGACTTTGCGAAGCAAGAACTTCTTGAGTTTTCAATCGTGCCGATACCGGCAAACGCGCAGGCGTTGATGGCGGCAGGGCTTAGCGATGAGGACTCGGAGTTGCTAACAGACTGGGCGAAGGACGTGCTGGCACGGCTCGCTCCTGACTCGCTCCGCGAGGTGGAAACTGACGTTAGCAAAAACGTCGCCCCTTGCGACGTTCCCG